TGGGATGAAAATCACATTGCCTGATAAGTCTGATGATGAATGTGAGTTTTTGAATATTGAAGAAGCTGATTTTTTGAAACGACAGTCAAATTTTATCCCTAAAATTGGCATGTCGGATGCAACAGTAGTAGTTGATGGCAGTAAGCACGAAATCGCGTGTGGGTCCGTTGTTGAGGGTGGCACCTCATCAGCAAGCGTTCACGGTACGAAGGACAAGTATCGTGGTCCCCCTAGTGAAGGTGGTTTAAGGACCGATAAAACTGATTGTTTCGATGATCAGAAGGACGGCACCCGGGCCATTGAATCGACAGGGGATGGGGGAAAACATTTAGCTCATAGTGACAAAGTTGAGATCGACAGCAATGTCATGGGTGAAGCGCCCGAGCTGAATGTTTCTTTCCTCCACCGAGTCCGACAGTCTTTAGGGGATTGGTTAACCCCGAGACAAAAGACTGTCTATGGTAACAGCATCGTCTGCTGTTACCTCCAGCATATCGTACTCCATGCGTGTGAGTATTTGGGTGCGCAGGTGGCGCCCAAATCCGATGTGGCACGTAGCGCAATGCTTATTGGCATTGCCAACGGAGATTTGCGATCTGCTGGCCAACCGACGACAGCGCCCAGCGCTGGTGCTGAAATAAGGGTGAAGTTAACCAAACGTACAGGGTACAAGGGAACTCGAAAACAGAATCACCGACATTTTAGCATTAATGTTCTAGCAGAACGCGTGATGTACCAGACCAGAATACGTCTGGGTAACATTGAGCTAACACCGGACAACAAGAAATTAGTCCGAGCTGATGTGAGTCGTCGCGCTGAGGGATTGAGACGAGATGGTGATCCTGAATTCAAGAATTTGCGTGATCGCGATTTATATCGAGTCGTCAGTATTGCATCCGAAATTTATTGGATACTAACTGATGATGAGATGGATTTAGCGGAAGCAATGAATGATCCACTCGTCAAAAATCGGGTGTCTTTGTATAGGAAACATGCAAAGCACCCTCTCGCCTGCTAGGGCCGCTTGGGACTACGATTCGGAATCACAACTCATACTGCTGTGCCACAAGTACTTCAGGATGAAATTAGCAATATGAAACGTGATGATGCGATCCGAATCAAACCCAGGCAGGCCAGGGGGTTAGCAACCCCTCGCTCCTATTATCAGGTACGTGCAGATATAGGAGCACCATGGGACATCCCAAATAATGATATTGAAACTGTTAAACATGCGTTGATGGAACGTGTATATTTTGTCAAGAAAGACGGCAAATTCCAACGACCACCGCGACCGTGGACGTCACAGGCTGCACAACTTTTGCCTGAAGACCAGCGGATGGTATTCGCGAGGAAAATGTTTAACGAGAGACTCACGGGGTTCAGTAAGAAATTTCGCGTATTGGCTAACACTTTCGAATTATGTAGCCCGATGACAGTCGATGAATTCGTCGATAGTTACGGTGGACAGAAACGTCAAGTGTATGCTCACGCAGCTGAATCTTTGAAAGACAAGCCTTTCAATGACCGTGACTCTTGGGTCAAAGTTTTCACCAAGGATGAGTACCTCAAGCCCGGCGGGGCACCGAGGGCTATTCAACCTAGGTCGCCCAGGTTCAATGTCAATCTCGGTCGGTATTTGAAACCGATCGAGCATAAGGTGTTTGAGACCATCGATCTGGTCTTCGACAGTACAGGAAAACACCGCACAGTCGCCAAAGGAATGAACATGGTTGACCGTGGACGCACTATTAATGAAATGTGGTCATCGTTTTCTGATCCTATTGCTGTAGGGTTGGACGCATCCAGATTTGACCAACATGTCCACGAGTTAGCACTTGAATATGAGCACAGCCAATATCCGCTATTTGTTAAAGAACGGGGTGATGGTCTCCCCGATCTAAAACGTCTGCTCGCACTGACTAGAAACAATGTCGGTGTCTATCACGGCAAAGATGGAAATATCAAGTATAAGGTCCGAGGCAATAGGATGTCTGGTGATATGAACACCAGTCTCGGAAATGTACTTATCATGTGCTCTCTAATGTACGGGTATTTGGAGAGCAAAGCTTTACAGGGTAAAGTCAAGCTTTTGAATGATGGTGACGATTGTGTGCTAATAATGGATCGGCGGAATTTAGACGTGTTCCGTGAGGGTCTGGAGGAATGGTTTGAAGAGATGGGATTCACTATGTGCTATGATGGAATATACAAAACTTTGGAATCAATACAGTTTTGTCAAGCACATCCGGTGCGAAACAGCAGTTACGGTTGGATGCTGGTACCGAGGCCGACGAAGAGGCTATATAGTGATTTAGTTAGTACCAAACCCATACACTCGCGCAAAGTATATAGAAAATGGCTCGGAGCCGTCGCAGGATGCGGTATTGCTTCGTCACATAATGTTCCCGTTTTCGGCAGATTTTACCAATGGTTGGCACGTGGTGCCACACCATATCTGCCAGTCGAAGGTGACGCTTACCGGGGCTACCGAATGTCCCTATCTGATGGATTGGAAATGAAATATGTACCACCAACAATCGACGATAGGATTTCTTTTTACTTTGCATACGACATAACTCCAGAAGAACAGATCATAATGGAAAGATATTATGACACCCTTTTGGCTCCCCAATGGACGAAACCGGAGCTGAACGTTCCCCGATGTTTGGACCCGGTCCAGAATTTAGCATTTCCTGAACAGAAGGAAAACAGTTAGTAAAATGCGCAATGCGATGACCCCAGAATACGTTTCTGGCGGCTATGTCATGAATGACGTCTCTTCATGGTTACGGATGTGGAATTGAATATGCGCTTAGATGATGCATAACGCTTGAAGAGATTGATGGGAGGGGTATTTACTCCAGGTTTGTAGTGACAGTGCCCGATAATTGAGAGATCAATCAATAGGTTGGAACTACAGCGCAGTGCGGTGGGATGGCTTGATCCAGCCTTCCACCTAAGTTAACGGATTACTAACAATAAAATGAAGAATATAAACACCAAAACACAAAACAAGAAATTCAGCTCATTACAGGCTGGTGGCATGAGGGTAAGCAACGAGGAGTTTGCTTTGTCCCTCCAATCATATATGTTCACACTAAATCCGGACAGTTTTACAAATCCGCATTTAAAACAAGACTTACAAACAATACGATTGCCGTTGAATCCCGGCGATGGTAGAACATTTCCCTGGTTAAGTGCCATCGCGCGTCGTTATGAACATTACGAATTTAAAACTCTAGAATTTTTGTACAAACCTGCAGTCAGCACATTGGCAAATGGTAATGTAGCAATGGGACCTATTTATGACCCTGCAGATTCGCAACCATCATCACGAACAGTGTTGCTTAACTTGGATGGGGTCGTTAGAACACAGGTATATAAGGAATCAAAATTGACGATACCACCACAAAGATTGCGGAATGGTAAAATGTATATCCGCTCCACAGGTGACCATGTGATTGATCCTGGTGAATTGCGCAACACGGATTTGGGATTTGTTGTCATTGGATTAACTGACACATCCACTTCTGACG